AGTAAACTCTCAGCAGGAGGTGCTGATGGCAAATGCACTAGAGCAAAATCACGTTCAGGACATATATAAACCATTCTTCGTGTAATCTTTTGATCTTTCGTTTTTGCTGAAGGAACATTAGGACAAGTGGTTGTTTCAATATCAAAATCATCCGTTTCAGGGATAATATGACTCGGAATTAAAATAACATTTCCAGAAACCATTAATCCATTAACTGTACCAACAGTATTTCCTTTAGATTTCAACAAAACAACTCGTTGGCAAGTGTGCATCTTCTTCCGTAAATCATCTGCAGTAGTTGTAGCAGATCGTCTTGTTTGACGCGGAGGAAGACGCGAATAACCTTCTTTATAATCACGTTCATCTTCAGTCTTAACAATAAACTTCTGGGGTGGTTTATTGACAATTCTGTCAAAAACAGGAAGCATCTTGTTCAGATATGATGATTTATCCTCAGCCCTAAAAAGCGGGGCAACAACCTTGTATGCATTGTAAATAGCATAGAAAGCAGCACCAAATGAGAAATATTTCAAAATATGAGTACGAACATGATCAGAAGCTCTTTCACAAACACTTGATAGGTAATCTAAGCGTTGCTGAAGAGTTCGCTCAACTCGTTGTAAAGTAGTATAATAAAGCTGAGCAAGGAGACACAAGGCAAAAATAATATTAAAAATTGCCCAATTTCGTCCAAGAAATAATTGAATGAAAGGTGCTCCTAAAACCATGGAGATATATTTATACAAAAAACGGCGTTGAGAATATATTTGTTGCCAAAATAAAACATTCTTGGAAAGATCTCGTAAACCTTCCCTAGAACCTGACATAGCATCACGTAATTGCCATAATGTTCTAGTTGACATAGCAGCTAAAGCATCACCAAAATGTGCTTCTACGATTTGTTTTGTTTCTGTGGGTTCTTCAACTATCGAAGTATCTACAATAGAATCAATATCTTCGATAAAACTTTCGCAATCAAGTAATTTTGAATCTTCTGCAGTGTTAACACTACTACATGAATCAAAATCCTCGAGTGAAGAGAGAGTAGAACAAAGGCACACCATTTTCGGGGTATTGCATACTGGACAAAAAGGTGCATCATCAAATTCTTTCTGAGCAATAGCTTGCTTTTTCTGAGATTTTCGATGTCTCCTGATATCAATTGCCAGATATTTGCATAAAAATGCAAAATCCTTATCATCAGAGCCATCGAGTACCCATTCTTCTCGTGGAATAGTTTCCCACATAATATCTCCAGTTTCTTCATCGATATGACTAAAACGTTCTAGTGTTAATCTGTAAACATCAAATCTAGTGGTCTCCATTTTCTGAAGACCTCCAAATGAATTTTGAAATTGTTCACGGATTTCGACATCAACATGTAATTGAAAACGACGAAGAATACTTTCTGCACAATTTGAATGTCGTTGTGCTAATAAATCCTTCACATTAGTAGTGACTATTAATCCTTTGTTGCCAGGATATTTCTTCCCTTTCTCGTCAACTCCAGCTTTTTCCAGAGGACGAGGAACCGTGTTCACATAATTCAAAACACGGTCATAATTGGGTTTTTCATTCTTATTATTGGCAACATCATCACACACAATGATTTTATGTGAAGGTTGGACGGTCGATTCATATTTCTCCATAATATTGGTAAATACAGTAGAACCTCTTTGTTTAGGATCAAGGTCATAAGCTTGCATAATTATCTTAGCAAACATCTTGGATAAATAACTTTTTCCACAAGATGATGGACCTGAAATTTTCATACCATAAGGTTCTTCATGAGAAGGCGCATCAGCCAATCTCATATACCAATTTGTTCTTTTTTCATGGAGATTACGAACAAAATTTGAGATAGCCATTTTTTGTTGAACTGAGGTGCATGCCCGAGCCATCTTTTCAGCTTCATGACATGCCTTCTCAAGGCGTTTTTCAAATTGAGAAGGAGTTAAATCAAAACGATCTTTCAACTCAACTTCTTGATTTGTAATAGCAAAAGCAAAAGCATTCTCCAAAAGACGAACTTCGGTTTCAAATGTTTTTGCTTCATCTTTACCAAGGGCGAGAACAGTCCAGTCTCCTGAACTTATTTCTTTCCAATGCGCAAATACAAATTCCGCTGCTTCAAAAGCAGTTTCAATAAGATCTTTAGCATCTGGAATAAATTTCTTAAATTCTTTGTATTTAGTTACGATTTGTGCAACATCAATTGTTTCAAATGAAACCATCTTATTAATAGAAGCATAAATAGTTGCAACCTTCAAAAAGAATTCTGAAAATTTATTCCATAACTCATCATTTAGAAACTCATCCGCCATTTCAAACACAGATTTAAGAAAATCTTTAGCACCCGATTGAGCAACAATCACTTCGAAAAGTGCTGTAAAACAATTTAGTGCATAATCTGCTAAATCTTTAGGAAAATGACGCATAAATAAAGAAGATAAATTAATAGTTACAGAAGTCCATGTACAATTAGAATAAATATTATATAGTGTAGTAAATACATCCACCATAAATAATAATACATTTTCACCTATAACATCACGCATACTCTTTAAATAATCAATTAAACTTTGGAGTTTCTTCAAAATGAGAGGTAAAGAAAATTCAACACCATTATGAGCAACCACTTTCCGGCGGCGCCCTTTTAAATATTGTAATTCATCAACTAAATCTTGAATCTCAGGAGGATTTTTAGTACCATAAATAGCTCGTAATGAAACAAGTTTTTTGCGTACATCATCCATCTGGGAATCTAGTTTAGTGATTCGTTTTGATTCAGAACATTTCTTCGAGTGTCTTTTACGATGGTATTTCGCAACACAAGAAGATTTATACGAGGAATCCACCTCTGAGGATTGTGTGACATCCACAAACGTTTGGTTTGAAAAATTATTGTTTTCTTCGGCAAGATTTTAAAGGTAACCACGCCTAAGCATGGGACTACTGTGTCTCAAACAATAGATAATTACGCGACCATTACAGCCATTTGTTTACAGTTAGATAATTGTGAGTCAGTCCTTTCCCGGAGTACTACGGACAAACACTCGCTGGTAAACACAGCGCCAATATTTTAGCCTCTCGACCAGGATAATATTAAACCTGCATCTCTTTCTCACCATTCAATTACAACTTCTCAGCTAATAACTAAACTATATATAATGAGCAAAGGGTGGATATCTAAATAAGGTACACAACAAGTGTAAATAAATGTAAATAATTTCGTGGAAACGGGATCGCCGCTTCTTTTACAAAACTTTTCAACAACAGAAGTCATCTATGTGCTTAAACTAAAGGGTGGCATCACCAGTTAATCCACATTAGAACACAAGGGTAGTATCTGTAGCTTACTGAGCAAGTACGAAAGAATAAACAATCATCGACAAAAGCTGATCAATAACCATATTCAGACCTGTCAAATTAATCAAAAATAAATAAACCATTACGCCTAAAAGACAACTATATACATAGGGGTTCAAGATAAACTAATACAAGGAATCATTTTCTACTAAAAGAGCCATTTGATCTCTAAAAATCCGGAGGAGTGCATAAAGCAATAGTCCTCTGATCGGAATTATAGAATCTTTAAATCAACATTATCATTTCTAGTATTTTAACCAAGTAAATAGAAAATCCATTTATCATTTATGATAATAAGACAAAAACAATGTAACTAAAAGTTACACTCCTAAAAAGGAGTGAGTGAGTGATAAATCTAATCAAAAATCATAGCATTTATAGATCTAAGATGAAACACACACAACATTGTGTAAAACAACTAATGCTCTCTCTAGAACGTTACCTCTAGAGGGTCTTTTTGAAAAACTTCACAGTTTAACATATAAGATTATATACCATGTTACCTACATGACAAGGGAAAAATTGTCGGGGTGCTTGGTGTTACAGCATCCAACTTAGTATAATGAACAATACAAGATCAACTCTACCTCCACGCTTAACGTGGAAATAAAAAGCAATCTTCATTTGTCACATTAAACGTGAGCTAGACACGTATAAAACGTAGCTAACCAACACTGGGATCCCCCACACATCAAAGATGTA